CAAATTGTCGAAGTGGAGTTCGCACCCCTGCCATGATAGGTGTGGGAATGTTGATTCGGTGCTTCGAGATTGCGTCGTAGTATTTTTTGACATATGAAAGCCTTGTTGCTTTTGGATATTCTCTGAATATAGTCAAAGCGATCATAATATACATGAATTGTGGGGTTTCATAAACTCCACCATTGCTACGATCCTGTACCAAATACTTATCAACTACTTGACGCAATCCAGCGTAAGTAAAAAGAAAATCACGATCGTGGTCTATGAAGCTATTTACCTTTTCAATCTCTTCTTTAGAATATTTTGTATAGATGTCTGAGTCATACACTTCCGATCCAACACAATCATAAATGTGGTTTTCAAGTGTTGGCATCTCTCTCATCTTTCCATAGAGACTTTTACGAAGAGAGAATAAAAGGAGACGAGCAGCAACAAATTGATAGTTAGGATGATCCAAGTCAATAAGATCACTAGCAGCCTTGATAAGAATTTCTTGAATCTCTGATGTTGTGATACCGTCATAAAACTGAATACCAGACTTCATCTCAACTTGACTCGCAGAGACCCCTGCAAGACCCCTAGTTGCCTCCTCAACCATGAGATGCATCTTGTCTAAGTCAAGAGGTTCAATAGAGCCATTTCTCTTCTTTACGGTTAAACCATTACTCATATCTTTTTCCAAATGTTGAATTTAAGTTTTGCTTCTAAACCAGAGTATGTATTTGATTTTATCACAGACTGAACATCTAGTCCAGACATTACCATATCATTTATGTCTTTATCATCTATGCTTTCTGGCCAGATGACAACTGACTCCCCCTTACTAATTGTACGTTCGATTCTTGAGATGATCTCTCTATTACGTGGTTCGTTATCATAGATCCAAATAGGATTGCTGATGCCCCACTTGCGAACATCACCATCAGCACCACACATTGCAACCGAGTTGTGAATGAACGTACTATCAAATGGTCCTTCTGTGACATATACAGGTCCATCCAATTCAACGTCATCCAATCCATAGATTTTTGGTGCATTGTCATTAATCATCACAGTGATATATTTAACAGACTTTATATCACCAACTTTTAGAGAACGTCCTTGAATGCCAACTAAGTTTTGTTTATAGAACAAAGGGATAATAATCCTAGGTTCTTCATACTTTGTAGACTCAAAAGTAGGACTCAAAGAATTGCAGTACTCTTTGAATTTGTCTGTATAGTAAAACTTTTCTGGATCTAATTTTCTAGCTGTGAGATATCCGGATGCTTCTGGACTTTCTGATGCTTTAGGCAGTTTTACTTTCTGCTTAAATTTTGGTGCTTTGAATTCAAACTTTGGTTCTTCGACAACAAAATTCTTACCAGTATGGCCACTCTTAAATTTTTCTAGGGTGTACTGCTTATGCAGTGTCGGATCTAGTTTCTTCAATAGATTATTCAAAGACATTGAAGAACCACAGTTGTGACACTTGAAGTTGGTATTTACCTTTACAGAGTAAATATAACCTCTAGTCTTGTTCTTATTTTTCTTTGAATCCCCACAAATGGGGCAACGGAAGTTGTAGAGATTAGACTTTACTCTTTTAAATTTTTCTAAACGAGATGATAAAAGACCAATAAACTTGGAATCAATATGATCCATTCACGAAGGCATACGCTGGTTGTATTATAACACTTTCGGTGGATGAAAGCAACGGTTTAAGAGCTTTGATTGCTTGTGGATTTGAAATGGCGACAACTACTCCCAGTACCGAGATACCAATCCAGAGTTTTCTTTCGAGGAGAGATATTCTGGAAGCAACGATGTCATGATCCCGGTCCATTTTATCACGGAGTTTGTCAATTTTATCAAAGAGTACTGAGTCAAGTTCCTCTTGTTTCGTAATTCTTTCTTCATGGACGGCAAGCATCCGAGACACATTATTATTTACCTCTGCTAATTTTTCTATAGCAGAATCTAATTTAGAAACAATCGCTTCAAAATTTTGTAGTTTTTCTTCTAACACAGCAACTTTGATTTCCTCAGCCATTTTTAGGATTCCAGATTTTTCTCAGTCCCTTCTGATAGATATATCTTTTCTTTTTCTTTACTGGCGGTTGATCTGGAGGTAACCCTGCTATATTACCACTACTCGCATTATTAGTTGGAATATCCTCACTGAGATTTCCTCTGATAATATTTATTATTTTTTTCAGTTTACTTTCTTCCATTAGAAAACTCTCTTAAATTAAGCAAACACTCAGTGCAAGGAGATATTTTTTCTACTTCTGGCGGTTGATTTTCTGGAAGTCTATTAAGAAAAATAAGAAAAGATTTTAAGTAAGGCCACAATTCCTCTTCTATCTTATAAAAAAGCATCGGAGTTGCGGCATTACCAAAGATATTATATATGAAAATAAAATGATTTAAAAGAAGATGAGACTTCAATTCACCAGAAGACTTATACTTGTTTAGAAGTCTTTTGATATATTTAAAGTAATTTAAGTCTCGATCAAAATCCTCTTTGGTTAAAGCCTGAGGATTTTCATAATTTTTAATTGCGTATATTAAAAAATTATCTTCGTTCAGTTCATCAAATCTCATAATCTAATCATTTATTATCAAGAGTCCCTATAAACAGTCTTGCCAGATACTGGATCAACTCCGAAGTTATCATCATTCGCATCACCAAATACACCTGCAGCAGCAACACCAGAAGAAATGCCACTCATTGCGACCAGTACTTCAGACTTAACTCTGAGAGTTCCATGCTGATCGGTGTATGTATTGATTCCAACCCAACCAGCATGAGACACAGCATATGCTGTTGTAGAAGCATATGAGACTTCACCGGGATCGATACCAAAGATATCATCAGCTCCATAGTGAGTATCACCAAGAGTTGATTTTGGCTTCTGAGAAATGGTATAAGCAATACCAGTAAGTCCATCAACCAAATATCCAAGATGTTGAGTGGACGCAATAGAAACTACAGTATCGGAAGATACTGAAGAAATAACTGCCTCTCCCCATGTCTTTGCTGCACCTACAGAAATTACATCACCAGCAGCAGCACTCGTGAAAGTACTGTTGGTTCCAGTAATTCTTTTATTTGCCAAATCTACAGCGATAGTACCTGTAGCATACACCGCATCAGCTGTACCCCAGAGTGCCATTCTTTTTACCTTACTAAAAAATTGTCGTAGAAATATTTATAAAAACTGTACGGTGACAGTTATCACTCTTCTCTTGCTTTAATAGCCTTAGTGACTGCCTCAAGAAGTTGATCGTCCATATCAGTCTTGGTCAGTTTTACTGCTTTACCAAGGATAACAAGACAAATATCAATCAGTTTTTCGCCAAGTTCCTCATTTTCGGGAATTTTAGCTACAGCATCCGTGATGATTTTTGATGCCAGGGGAAGAAGAAATGAAAGCATGATGACCTCAAACAAAAGATTATATTCTATATAGCAGGTTCAGTCTTTATTTGACTCCCACTTACCAGTTTCTTTATTATATTTTTTAACTTCTCCAGGTCTCAACTTGCTTTTTGCCAATTTAGCGTCTTTGACATACTGATTCCAATTTTTACCATACTTCATTCTGCTGTCTGATTTCTCAAACTCTTTCTTCTCATCATCATATCTATCGTAGCGACTTTCATTTACGTCTCCCTTACGATCTCCCTTGTTAAAGCTTTTAAAGAGATGTTTATGAAGAGGTTTTGCCTTATTCATAATTTTATCTTTCTGAGAATAATTGACTTCTTCATTTTCAATTTTATCATTCATACTCTTTGGCTTCTTACCCTTCTTTTTCATATCAATCGCAATCGCAGCCTGTTGTGCAGGATTTGCTGCTTCGTTCATTTTCTTTGTTTTCTTTTTCATAGAATTTATATACTTTCTGTAGACTGCTGCTTCAGAAGTCTTACCCATCTCTCTTGCTCTTTGCTCCATAGCAACTGCTGCCTGAATTTTATGAGCATGTGATCTAGAAGAATTACGAATCTTAGATACAGATGCCTTAGCGGTGGCAACATCTTTGAATCCAAGTCCATGAATTGTACCTTTGGGATTCTCATCAGTATAAAGATCAGAATGCTTCTTAGAGTTAGCAGGTTGTCCCTTCTTTCTAGGAATCCGTGGGTTTGATTCCTCTTTTGCAACTACTTTGTCAGGAAGTTTCTTATGCTTAGTTGATGCAAAATCCTTTACATCTTTTTTCTTCATGGAAGCAGCAGCCTTCGCAGTTTCAGGAGTAGTCGGTGCCATCTCACCTTTTTGGATGGCACGAACTATACCAAAGAACTTCTGCTGTGCTTTAGATACGGCAGGCATCAGTCACTACTTCCCATTCTAGGTTTACCGACTGCATCAGTCATTTTCTGAGCGTCTGTTCTGGTGTCCTTCTTGGGGGCAACTTTTGGAACATTACCCATTACTTTTTTGTTTGCTGCTTTCCTCTGCTCAGGAGTCATTCTATTATACTTCTGAGAGATTTTCATCTGCTGATCAACAGATAATTCTTCCTGTGCTTGTTCAGGAGCAGGTTTCTTCTTCTGCATTGCCTGTACTCTAGCAGCTAACTTTTGACGGTCAAGCATTATTTGCTTCTTCTGAAGTTGCTGCATCTTAGGATTAGATGCCACTTCTTCACCAATTTTTTCCTTACGACCTGCACCAGCACCTCTGTAAGTTGTTGGTTTCTTCTCAACAGGACCTCTTCCTCTCTCATAACCAGTCTTAGCAACTGCCTTGGCACGATCAACATAAGATCCAAGTTTCTTCTTAGCCTTTGCGGGTGCTGCTTGAATTTCTGCCTTCTTCTTCATAATCTTACCAGCAGTTTCTGAAGCCTTATCAAGTGCTTTTTTAGCAACAGACTTGATTCTGTCCTTCAAAGACTTTTTAGGTTCTTCTTTGGTCTCAGGTTTTGGAGTATACTTTGCCTTCTTCATTTTGAAAGCAGCAACCTTCGCAGGATTAGTTACTTCATCAATAGCATACTTGATTGCTTCTACAACCTGATCTTCGGAATAACCTTCCCCAATCAGTTCAATATGAACACTCTCAGCAATCGAATCAACCTCATCAACCTCAGAAATGAAGAGAACTTCTCCACCAATTTCTGAAATAGATTCTTTTAGTTCTGGATTGATTGTAATTTTATTATTGACTTTCTTTTCTTTAATCTTTACTTCCTTCTCTTCACCAGAAATTTCAATAACAAGTTCTTCACCTAGTTGTTCAGAGACTTTTTTTTTAGCCGCAATCGCTTTACGAATTGCTTCACGACGCTTCATGATGTACTTATCACTTGTGGTTTTCTTTCCATCATTATCCACATCACCATCTTCCTTACCTACAGGGTCGAGTGCTTCTGTACTCATTTTAGCACCTGACTTATGTCTGGTTGTGCCTGCGGAATCAACATAAGTTTCTCTCTCCTTTCTAGGAGACACATAACCAACACCAGGAACTACACCAGTCTTTCCTGCGGCACGGGCTGCATTTCTTTCTGCTGCTCTCTGTGCTGCTCTCTTACGATTTCTATCATAAGAACTCATTGCTTCATCGACTTCTACTTCTTCTTTCTCAACCTGAGGTGCCATTACCTTCATATGAAGATCATACTTGACCTTAGTTTTCTTTGCTGGTTTTTCATCCTTGATTGAAGGAACAGCGGACTCGGCAATTTGCTCAAGATAGACTTGAGAAAGATTTTTCAAATGATCAGACATTTTGTTACTACTGGGTCTTTTTCTTATATTTATTTATGAAATTCTTAATTCCTGTTGTTCCAGTCATCCTCATTACATACTCTCTGAAGGCATCAGTCCCAACCAACCTTTGATCACTGTCAACTCCAGATGGACCAGGATAATTCACAACAGCCTCGGCAACATCACGAATCCAGGCCTTGAACATAAAGTTTCCTTCTGCTACACAAATAAGATGATTGGTCCCTCTTCTTACAATCTCACCAATCATTCCAGTATTCATGTTCTCTACAATATCACCGAGATTGAAAATTTCCTCATTTCTATACTTCTCTCTTAATGTTTTTGAATCATACTTTGGAGCAATCTCCCATAGACTATAAGATTCTTTCATATCCTTGACACCCATCGCCTTTCGGACATCAGCATAAATCTTTTTGGCATCAAAACCACTTGGCATACCAGCAGCGAAACCATCATAGTTTCCTTCTGCAGCTGCCTTTCTCAGTTTAGAAGCAGACATTCCAGCAAGACCCTCTGCATCAGGATCTCTAGAACCAGCAGACACTACATCAATCTCATCAAACTCATAGAGATCTCCATTATACTTATGAGCTAAGTTTTGAAATTCCACTCTTCTGTCTGCACCAACAACAATATTAACTTTTTTATATCCTTGTTCTGATGCTGCAGTCAGTACATCAAATATAGTTCTCTTACTATCATCATCAACTATATTCTCTTTAAATTCTGGGAACATTTTTTTCATATATCCAACCTTCTTTCCAGCATCAAGAGGATTCTTCTTAGCATCCTGAGATCTAGAAGGATAGATCAATAGAGTTCCATTACCAGAAATTCTTTTGGCTGCCTGTAACAACTTCTCATGACCAGTTGTTGGTGGATTGAATCTACCAAATGTAACCGTAAGAGTTGAAGTTGGCGTAGAACTTGCTGCTGGTTCTTCTGGTGTAGCAGTTGCTGGTGTAGGTGTAGGTGTAGGTACTGTTGGTTTAGTCTGAGTGGCAACTGGTCTTTGATTATTGGACGACCTATCTTGCGGAGGATCTTGTCCTGGCCTCTCACCTTGATTATAAAACTTTAGTTCTCCGTCAACAGTCTTGGCAACAAATTCTCCTTTTTCATCGTACCAGCCTCCATGACCATCTCCCTTCAGTCTAAGCTTCTTCGCTTGATCTGCTGCTTTAGATGTTCTAGCTTCGGTTAAAAATTGTGATAAACTCTTCGTCATCATATTAGTCGGTATGTATTATTTATTCTATTTTTCCGTAGGGACCAGAATTGGGTGATTGTGAATTTGCATAGAAATAAATTTCTTTCACAATTCTGTCTTGCACAGTTGAATTTTGGGATTCTAAAATTTTAGCAAATTTAACTCCTGTAAATTTCGCATACTTCCATTTATCATCTTTCAATTTAACTTGAGCAACAAATTCATCTTCACTCATATTCATTTTCTGAATATTTTGAATATCTTTATAAATCTCTTTAATTAGTGCAACATCATTCAATTTTGAACTATTTGTATAATTAGGAATTTCTGGAAGATTAAAGGAATCTAAAATTTCATTCATTGGGCCAAAAGATATTTTTCCCTGGTTTGCAGCTGTCCCCTGTATTTCACCTTTCCATCCAGACGGTCCTCCAGAATCAGATCTCCATTGTATTTCATATCTACCACCAGGTTTCCAATTTGTAAAAGTGTCCATAGCACTTAAAGGATTATTATCTTTCTTAAAGATAGTCGTTCCAACATATTTAACATCTCCCGCGTTTCTATCTTTTGTTAAATTATAAAACTTAAATGGTTTCGCATTTTGTGCAATCTTTTTAAGTGATACTCCCATGAGTTTATCTTCATTGATAAACTGAATCATAATTTGGTTCAGCCCTTTAATAGTTGCCACATTTTCTATAGACTTCCAATCAGTCTCTCCCATGGAACTACCAACCAGATAAAAATCAGCAGGACTCCATTTATTAATATTACTGAATAGTTTTTCCTTTCTATTCAATTCTTTAAATTTAGACTCAATCAAATTTACTTTTTTACTACCTCTATGAAATGTCCATTTAACATTCTTTGAAACTTTTGAATACAATTCATTTGCACCCTTAATTGAAGAGGCAACCCAATCATCTGCAATGTTTACCATATCTTCAAACTTGGCGTCAACATCAATAAAAGGTCTACACTTTTCAAAATTACTTACAGATACATCAGTTTCATTTATTTTACGACCTAGTGATCTGAATGCTAAGGCAGCATATAAACATTGTGCAGACTCAACATTCCTTGTTTGAAGTGCTCCTCTATCAGCACCCTTTCTAACTGGTTTGTAGATAATGACCATTTTATCATTGGTCAAATTAACTACAGTAGCAGGAAAAGATGATAATCCTACTTTCTCTCTAGTAATTTTATTCTTAGGTATCCTTGATTTCATCAAGGCTTTTTCTATATTACCCTGCATCGTTGCCCTATCAGGACCCTTTACAACAAGAGTTGTTCTCTTAGAACTGGCAGATTTTACCGTTACATCAAATTGTCTAAAGGATTTGATGACGTTATAGACCTCTTCTCCAAAGTTCATTTTTATTTTTATTTATGGAGAATAGGAGACTCGAACTCCTGACATCCTGCTTGCAAAGCAGGTGCTCTACCAACTGAGCTAATTCCCCCTTACAAAAAGACCCTCAAGGGGTCTCTTCATCTTCTTCTTTCTTTTTATTGAATCCAAAAGGACCAGAAAGTTTATCCTCAAGTTTTTTCTTGAGTGCAATACCACCGATAGTTTCCATTACTTTTAGAATGTCTTCTACCTTTGCATCTTCACCAAGTTCTTTGGAAATGTACCAATACTTAGGCCAAAACTCATCACCTGCTTTTTGATAATCTTCAACTGTAAGTGTTTTCATAGATCTTTCTCCATAGATTTAATTTGTGCTTCCAGATCACGAAGAATTTTTTCACGGGTATAAGTACCACTTTCTTCACGACGACGATTCATTTCTTCTTCCACTTTTTTAGTAATAGATGCGTGGCGCATGTGCTCACTTGGGTGTGCCATCATCTTCTTTGTTTGACTCATGCAAAATTGAAGTTGCAAGAGTTCAATATCATCAAATTCAATCACAGGTCTCCCTCCTTACGATTTTCAGAATTGTAAACATTAAATTGACCACCAGGGTAACGAGATGTAAGTTTATCTACGTTCATGGCAATCACTTCATCAAAAGTTGTATCCAGAGCCATACATGCTTGAGCAAGATACCAACAGATATCTCCTAATTCACGCTTCATGTGAAACACATTTTCTTCATTGTATGGTTTGCCCTGAAATACCATTTTCTTAACTACTTCAGTAAACTCACCGGACTCGGCAGTTAAACCAAGAGCAGCAGTCAGAAGTTGAGTAGTATTGGTGCCATTAGCATCCAGTTCACGAAGACGAGCTTCAAGAACTAAATGATCAAGACTTGGAGCACTAGTAACTCCTTTGACGAATTGAAGATACTTATCAGTATCTACCTTATTTGGAGTTGCTTCTTCAGTCGAAATAGAAACGGTCATGTTAGATCAATTGGTTTAGAATCAGATTTTGGGAGTTGCTCATTATATTTTACTTCCCAACTACCACCAACACCGCCATCCATGTTGACAACGATATCATGAGTAGGAAGTTGTTTAGCAGGTGAGACATTAATTATGTCTCCTGGCAAAGGATTGAACTGATAGTAATGTCCATCCCAGGTTTTATTTCTGCTATGGATAAGAAAGGTAGCATCTCTTTCTTTTCCACAGTCAGCAATTTTTTCACCATTAGGATTGAACACTGAATAGTAACCGTTCAAAACTTGAATCCCTCAAATGTTTTCTTTGGTTTTGGTTCCTCATTATTATACTCCTCTTCTTGGCCACTGTCAATAATGTCTTCCTGTGCCGACTGCTCACAATCATAGAGTCTCATCTTCGCACGGTCAATTCCTACAATAAATCTCTTGAAGATAGTTGGATCATTGTATCGATTCTTCAACTGCTTCACCATTATCTGACCAAGTTGTTCAAGTTCCTCAGTGCTAATAAGGGCAAACATAAGATCAGCAGTAGCAGGGAGACCAAAGGACTCACTAGTGTCAGTAAGGTCAACGTCAGAGCTACCATAACCAGAACGAGTGGTCTGGGTGGCAGATACGATAGGGACCTCGGCTTCGACAGCCAATCCTCTAAGCTCTTCTGCAATAGCCTTAATATAGCTATATGAATTGACAGACATGCCTGACTTATAACGGGAGGAAGCACATATATTAAGGTAATCAATGAAAATAATATCAGGTCTAAATGACTTCTTAAGTGCAAGTTCGTTAAGAAGTGCCCTAAAGTGTCCAGCATGAGCTGATGCCGTAGGATATTCCTTAATTATAAGAGTGCCTTGAGTTTTTTCAGCAAGTTTAGTTACTTTGTTTTCAAACATTAACTTAGGAAGTTCAGTTATCTCCTGAATTGGAACATTGAGAAGGTTAGCATCAATTCGTTCTGCAATCTTTTCTTCAGCCATCTCAAGCGTGATGTATAATACGTTCTTCCCTCCCAGTAACGCGGAAGATGCGACATGGCACATAAACAAAGACTTGCCGACACCAGTGCCAGCCAAAGCAATGTTAAGCGTTTTATTCGGGAGACCACCTTTCGTAATCTTATTGAAATACTCAAGGTCGAACTCGATCTTGTCTTCCTTGCGGTGATATGACTCATACCTTGCCTCATAATCAAGTAAGTAATCGTGACCCACATTGGAGTCAAAAGACACCGATAGAGCGTCTGAGAGGATGCCTGGGATGGCATCACGATCCTTCTTCTCATCCTTACCATCAGCAAGTGAGATGGATTCCATGAGTGCCAAATAGATGGCACGATCTCTACACCACTTCTCTGTAGTGTTAACTAACCATTCATAATCTGTAGGAACATCCTCAAGATAGCTGATTAATTTTGTTATCTCTTGAAAAGAAGTGTCATTAATATCTTTGCGATTCTCTATTTCAATACAGAGAACTTCTTTTGTAGAAGTAGTATTGTACTCTTCTACGAAGTTTAACATTTCTTCGAAGACTACTTTTTGATGTAGATCTTCAAAGTAATCTGCTTTAATAAATGGAATTACTTTACGGAGATATTCCTCATTATATAAAAGGTTTCTAAGAATAAGAACCTCAACTTTCTCCATAACTAAATTCCTTCTGTGCAATTTGGTCTAGTTTTTCCATTACTTCTTCAGTGAAGTATGATTCTGGATCTTTATAGATGGCCTTAGCATAGACTTTTTTACCATCTATCTCATATCTACCAGCAACGTTTTTCCAAAGTCCGCCAATCTCACCGAGTTCAAGAAGACCATAATATCGATCAAGACCACGCTCATCGTAATACAAACGTACCGTAACATCTTTGTTCTCCTTACTCAAACGCGACTTAGCAGTCTTTGCCTTGATAAGATTTCCAACGATTTCTGTTCCATCTTTCTCTTTTTTCTTGCTGAGATAGATGATTGTAGAAGCTGCGTACTTGAGTCCACTACCTCCACCCATTTCCTTCGTAGGGACATAAGCGCCAATGACATCGTAAGTGTGGTTGGTAACGATCATAGGAATGTTTGCTTGGCCCAGTTTAAGGGTAAGCATACGGAATGCACCTTTGACGAGTTGAGATTTAGTCATATCGCGGACTTGTTTGTCGTTGAGTGCATCTGTAATCTCTTTCTCAGTCGAGAGCATCCCCAAAGAGTCTAGCACAAACATGCACGGTTTGCGTTCATCTTCAGGTTTTTTTAAATAAATATCCACTGCCTTGAGTGCTTTGCTGCGGAACTCTTCGATCGTCACAACATTGACAACTACCACACGATCAAGGTCTAGGCCCCTATCTGCGAGAAGAGACTTATTAACAGCGGCTTCAGTGTCAAAATATAGACAATACCCGTCAGGGTTAGAATCAAGAAAGTTCTTGACGACCGCAAGGCTGAAAAAAGTTTTTCCAGTACTAGACTCACCAGCAATGGCAGTAATCTTATTCCCAGATACACCACCAAAAATAGACCCTGAAACAAGTCCGTTAAAAATATACGAACCAGTGTCCACATATTTTTCTGTGTCGTCGATATCTCTTGCGACTCTTGTGTACTCATCTCCTATTTCTTTTACAATTTCTTTCAGAAAATCCATCACTTAATTTTTTGCTTTCTATAGTTCATTTTATAAGTCCAAAGTTTATGGTAGAGAGCTGTGTCTCCACTAAAACGAAGGGCACTAATAATGGTTTCAAGTTCCTTATCATTAATAGGAAGATCCATCAATTCCACCTCAAGCTTTTTAAATAATCTAATACATTTTGACGAACATCCATAAGTTCATGATAACATCTTTGATTGTGAGCACACTGTCGAAGTGCTGGATCGGGTTTTATAACAGATTCAATGAAAATGTCTAGACCACGATTCCACTTTTCTTGTTTAGTTTCATCATCGGTGATTGCGTTTTGGTCTTTCATATGAAAAATGACTCCAGGGTGTTTTGCTTTTCAATATTCCATCCAATAGAATCAAGAATTGCCTTAAGTGGCTCAAGAAAAGACTTCTCGAATTGTAAGTCATAGTCCACATATTTGTCAATATCAAGTTCTTTTGGAAACTCTTGGATGAATGAGATTACGTTCTCATGAAGTGTATTTGGTTTTTTCAAATAGCAGAACTTAATCTTTTCTCCATTCTGAATGAGTGAATATTTATTGTCCAACTTATTCTGCTTAATATAGTGGTTGAATAGTAAGGCTCCACGAATATGAATCGGAGTTCCTTTAGCATAGATTGACGAGTGAGACTTGTACTTCTCAACATCAGATGCTGATCGTGGAAATGATACTTGTTCTGGAGGAAGAGTCTTAAACTCCTTCCTAGACTTTTCAATAAAATCAATTACATCATCTTCAGTCCCAGTCATCAAAAGTTTAAATGCATCCTTGAGCATCTTGCGGCAGGGGGCTGGAGTTGATGATTTTACAGACTCAATACCCATGACTTTAAGTTTGGGTTCTGAATATTGGACTCCCTCACTATTCCATACGTTGAGAATATATCGCTTCTTCGCGGTCCAAATACCACGGTCAGCAATATTCTCACGCTTCATTTGCATTTTCTGTTCATACGCCGAGACGTAATCCGCAAGATCCTGATAAGATTGTTCGATGAATGGTTCCAACTTGTCTTCACAGATCTTGTCAAGTATTGAAACAATCTTTGCTTTATCACTAGACTTACTACCAAAAAATTTAGTAACAAGAGGTCCCATGTCAAGATAGATTGAGTCGGTGTCAGATGCGATAACATAATCTACTTCTTCAGTTTGCAAAAGTTTATTTAGATACCCATTCATCTTCCCTTCAATCCAACGGATGGATACCTGACCAGACAACGTAATGGCTTCAGCATTTGCTAGTTTGTAATACCGGAAATACTGATTGCCGATAGCACCATAAGCAGAGTTAAGAGAAATCTTTTTTGCCATTTGAATGTTATTACATCTGGCAATTTCTTTCTCAAGTGCTTTGGTAGGAGTTTTTTCATATTGTTGTTTGGCAGCAAGCATTTTCTTCTTGAAGATAACACGATCTCCATACATCTTTTCCATCAGCTCTGGTAAGAACCCACGAACATCTTTGCGGTACATTGCACCATTAGCACATACCGCATTGTCTTTGAACAACTCAAAGTTTATTTCTTCCTCAAGGATTCGATCAACCGTAGCTGTGGGATGTCTCTCATCCAGGAGCGTCTCTGGGGAAATATTGTATTGCATAATAAGATGAGGGTACAAACTATTAAGGTCAAAAGAGACCACCCAATCATACTTTCCAGGAATCGGTTCTTTGACATAAGCACCTGCGTACTTTTCATTTTTATTTGCATCGACCTTTGGTGGAATTACAACGTTAGTTTTTTTAAGGTAGTTGTATATAATATTATCCCACATTCTTACTTGATAGAAAACATCATTGTAATTAACCTTAGCATCATAGGCCATGGTCAAAGCAAGTTCAATCAACTTCATCTTGTCTTCCAATCGGTCAACAAGTTCTACGTCAACGATG